AAACAACAACACAAAAAACACCCACGACAGCAGCACTGCGAGCAGTGCCGCGCCGATGATCTGAAGTGCTTTAAACATCACTCTCATGCTTTTTTCCCCCATTGTGGTTTGAACCCCATCTTGGAATGTCGGCGCAGGTTAGCGAACCAACGCCCGTTCGGTATGAGCTTCATGATGCACTGCCACCGGAACGCATGCCCCCACCGCTCGAAATGATGGCTCGCCTTGTGGTTGGGTGATATCCACGCTTGTCTGAACTTGTCCATTACTTTTCTCCATATCTCCGGTTACAGGGTGTGGGAGCTGCGCAGGTGGGGTTCCTTCCAAGCGGGTATGGCCTCGCTCTTGCGCAGGATTTTGATGAAGCGATCGGGTGGGTTGATCATCCTGCCGGCGCAGTATGCGATGGGGCGGCGCATCGTGAGCGTGAGGATGGGTTGAAGGGTGGAAGGGGTGTTGCGGGTGCTAAGGTCGTGCTGGTAGGTATGCTTGATACGCATGATGATTCTCCAAAGTAAGTTAGTGAAAGGTGTTGCTGTGCTGCGGGTGCTGCATCCAAAGTGGGACAGGGCGTCCTGCTTTTATAAACCATGCCCCACTTCAAATTCTGGTTGTGACTTTCATGTAGCTGCCGCGCTTGCGGCCGGTCAGCGCTGCGCTGATCTTGGCGCGCCGCTCCTGTTCCTTCTCCAACCCAGCGCCGTAGCGTTTCATTTCAGCTTGGCGCTTGCGCAGTTTGGACACGACGTTGTTGCGCCGTCGGGTTGCCCGCTCTTTGCGCAGCAGGTTGAGCTTGGTCTGGAGTGCTCGCGCATCCAGTTCGGTGATGTCGCCACGCCACAACGCACGTTGAATAGCACGGCCGGAGTTGTCGCGCAGAAGCGTGGCGGTGCGGCAGGAAAAGCATGCGCGTTCGACGATTAAACGCTGTTTGAAGGGGCGCAGGAAGGCTTTTCTGTCCAAGTTTTTACAACAAACAGGGCACATCCAAATTATTTTAGGCATGTTTACCGTCTCCTTTCGTTTACGAATCAACATGTTGCGTGGTCGTGTCATCAGTGTCCACCTACGTCCAAAATGAAACCCCCGATATTGGCGTAAATGTTTCTGCGTTATCAACATGTTAGGTCGAGCGTGTCCAGATGTCCACCTATTTTTGACCTTTAAGCTTTCCGACTTGCTTTCGACGGAAAACGTCCACTTAAAACGTATATATATATTTAGAAAGCTAAAAGAGTATATATATGTGGACATCTGGACAGGTGGACAGAACGTCCTTGATTTGTCTCAGTAATTTGCGCCAATATCGGGGGTTTGAAATTGGACGCACTGGACAAATGTCCGGCATGTCAAAAATTTGACATGTTCTGTGCAACACGTTATTGAGAGATGAAGTGGGACATCACGTCCCACTTTTGCTTGGCTGCGCCGGAGGTGAAGCGGCGCGCGGTTACCTTGAACCCGAAGTTGCGCGCCAGCGTGGCGGCTTGGTCGGGTGTAGTTGGGAAGCCAAGCGTGGTGAAGCGGACGCTTAGCCGCGCGGACGTGGTGCGGCCACGCCCTTGCTTGATACACGCCTCGATGGTGTCGAGGGCAAACGCTTTGATACTGCCCATGGTATTTCTCCTAAACAAAGTGGGACAAAGTGTCCCGTTTACGGTTGAACGCGCAAGGGGTTGGAACAGCGCCGACACCCTCGCGCGCCCTGTCTCTCAGAAACAACGCGTCAAATCAACGCGCGGACTTCAGGAAGCGGCGCTGCTGAGCCACACTGAGCTTCTCGAACCGTTTAAGCAGCAGGGCAACCGCATCCTGCTTGGCTCGCTTGGTGTTGCTCTTACCCTGATACGCCAGAGAGAGCAGGCGGTTGAGTGCTCGCTTGGCAGCCACGGCTGCCTTGCAACCCTTAGCCCAGCGCACCGCGCCGGCCTTAGTCGTGGTCGTGCGTGCGCCGTATACCTTGGCGAACGCGGGCAACATCGCATCCTTTGCTGCCTTCCTGCTGCGGCACGCCTTGCGTAGCGCGGCTGCGGCGTTGCCCTGCTCGGTGACGCTGTGTTTGAACTGGGTGGCGATACGGATCAGTTTGACGTTCAAGATGATTCTCCTAAAAAGAAAGTGGGACACGAAGTCCCACAAACAACAATGCCCTGCGACGCGGCAGGGCAGCGCATCCAATCGGGCACCGATCAGATGACTCCATTATACCACAGCACGTTTTGGAGACCTTGTGGCTCAGGGGCTAGGAACCCCTTTCAGCCCTGCGGCAGACCCCACTGGGGGGCGGGGAGGCGTTTTGGCCGGGCAGCTTGGCAGCGACGCGATAACACTGTTTGTCTCCAATATTTATAAATACTACCCCTAGATGTAAAATATTAGACACAAAAAATTTTTTGTAAAATTTTTGACAAAGCATGTCAAAAAAATCCCCGGAGAGGAGGTTCCGGGGATTAAAGGTGCCTAAGTAAACGGCACTACAACGAAGGAGCTTGCAGTATACTACCACTTGCGGGTATCGTAAACCCCATTCGCTATATAGCGCGGAGTAAAATGTTTGACCACCTTGTAACGGCAAGCGACGCTGATTTCGTGCCGGAAATTTTGGCCGCCGCTGGCGCTTTCACGCCTGATAGTAAAATTGCGCCCCATGAAATCATCGACGGCAAAGTGAAAACAGCCGAATGGTTACAAGAACTTGGCATCGATGATGACGAAGCTCTTGACGAAGCCGAAAAGAAAAGCGCGCAGCAAGCATTCGCCGCGCTCACCACGCCACTTGACGTCGAAGATCAGAAGAAAGCCTTGACAAACGTCGCAGTGCCGGGGGCTGTGAAGCACTTGGTAGGCATGCTGACCGCCTATGATTGGGCTTTTGTTGAGCAGGCCAAGGAGCTTAGAGGCTATTGCATTGCACAACTGCTTGAAGAATCGAAGCACCCCGATGCAAAAATAAGACTCAAAGCCGTTGAGTTGCTTGGTAAGGTCACAGAGGTAGCGCTCTTTACCGAACGCGTCGAGCTGAAGAAAACAGAGCTGTCTGACTCGGAGTTGCAGGCTGAAATTGACAAGCGCATGGGTAAATACATGCACTTGATGAAGGTTGTTGATGGCGAAACGCTTGACAACGAACCCCCTCTAACAGAAACAGTGCCCCAAACCGATGACAGCCCCGCAGAGTCGTGAAGAGGGGGAAGCGCTGTTAAGCCTTCTGGACGAGCGAATCAAGCGTCTGGAGGTGAAAGCGTCCCAAAACGATCTGTTGGAGTTTGCCAAGAAGGTCTATCCTAACTACAGCGTCGGCGCGCACCACCGCCACATGGCTCGTATTTTCAAAGAGGTAGCACTTGGCAAGAAAAAGCGGGTAATAATCAACATCGCCCCGCGCCACGGCAAGTCCGAGCTGACATCGTTTCTTTTGCCGGCTTGGTATCTGGGGTTGCACCCGGATCATCAGATAATTATGGCCACGCACACCGCGTCGCTGTCCGAAGATTTTGGCGGCCGGGTAAGAAACTTGATTGCTTCTCCTGAGTACGCGTCAATATTTACAAAAACCAAATTGGCGGACGACAAAAAGGGCGCAGGTAGCTGGGCGACGCAGGCAGGCGGTAAATATTACGCGGTTGGTGTGGGCGGTGCGCTGGCTGGGCGGGGTGCTAATCTGCTTGTAATCGACGATCCGCACTCGGAACAGGACTTGAAGAGCGGCAGCAAGCTGCCGTTTGAGCAGGCTTGGAATTGGTATCAAACCGGCCCGCGCCAGCGTTTGATGTGGGGCGGGGCCATCATCGTTGTGATGACCCGGTGGGGTGAGATTGATCTTACGTCCAAGCTGGTGAACTACCAGACCAAAAATCCCGACGCCGATCAGTGGGAAGTGGTTGAGTTTCCGGCTATTTTGCCCTCCGGAAAAGCGCTATGGCCCGAGAAGTGGCCGATCGAGGAGTTGGAGAAAACCAAAGCAACTATCGATCCGCGCTTCTGGAACGCGCAGTACATGCAGCAGCCGACGGCAGATGTGGCGGCGCTTATCAAGCGAGAGATGTGGCGCGTGTGGCCGGAAGAAGACCCGCCGCCGTGTGAATACGTGATACAGTCATGGGATACGGCGCACGATACCAAAACTTCGTCAGACTATTCCGCCTGCACAACGTGGGGGGTTTGGTACAACGAAGAGGAAAACAATCGCCCAAGCTTGGTTTTGCTTGATGCTTTCAAAGATCGGATGGAGTTTCCGGAATTGAAGCAGGTTGCCTTTGACCATTGGAAATCGTGGAACCCAGACGCGTTCATTGTTGAAAAGAAAGCGGCGGGCGGCCCGTTGATTCAAGAACTGCGCTCGATGGGTATACCTGTGCAGGAGTTTTCTCCCAGCCGGGGTAATGATAAAACTGTCCGGGTAAATGCAGTAAGCGACATGTTTAGTAGTGGGCTGGTTTGGGCACCAGACACGCGATGGGCTCGGGATGTAATTGAAGAGTTGGCAGCCTTCCCGGTGGGGGAGCATGACGACTATGTTGACACGACGACACAGGCTCTGCTGCGCTTCCGGCAAGGTGGGTTTATTCGTACCGATCTTGATGAAAAAGATGAGCCGCAGTTCTTCAAGCGGCGTAGACAGGCTGGATACTACTAGGAGTTTACGGAATGGCTAAGTCTCTTGTAAACGAAAAGGCTTTGCGGGCTGCATACCAGCTGCTCAAGGTGACGACGTTCAAGGACGTAAAGCTGCCGACCGCCAGTAGGGTGACTTTTAGAGCAGCAAAGCTGAAGAAGTATCACGCATTATACGAGTGGCCCGAACACGTAATGACTGTGAATGTAGACACAGAGGCTTTGTCGGACATGCTAAAGATTGTTGCGCACGAAATGATACACATAGCACTAGAGCACAACGCCAAGTGTGATCACGACCACCACGATGAGAATTTCATTGAGATGGCTAATCAGGTCTGCAGAGACTTGAAATGGGACGGCGGCGTTTTGTAAGACAATTTTTTAAGGATAAATCATGGCAATAGACAAAGCACTGTACGAAGCCCCCGCTGGCGTTGAAAAAGCCGCTATAGCGGAGCCGGAAGTTGAAATTGAAATCGTTGACCCGGAGTCGGTATCCATCGGCATAGATGGTGTTGAAATTGAACTTACACCGGGAAAAGAAACTTCGGAAGATTTTGGAGCCAACCTTGTTGAGTATATCGACGCAGGGGAGATGGAGTCCATTGTTTCGCAAGTTGCCGGGGATGTACGCAACGATTTGAATAGCCGCTCGGACTGGGAAAAAATGCTGAAGGAAGGCATCCAGTTGTTAGGTCTTAAATACGAAGAGCGAAGCGAGCCATGGTCGGGTGCGTGCGGTGTATTCCACCCCATGATTACTGAAGCGGTAATTCGTTTTCAAGCAGATACAATAATGGAAACGTTCCCTGCGCCCGGACCAGTCAAAACCAAGATTGTTGGCAAAGTTACGCGCGACAAGGAAGAAGCTGCGACGCGGGTTGCTGATGACCTTAACTGGCAGCTAACTGAAAACATGACGGAGTTTCGCCCCGAGCATGAAAAGATGCTGTGGGGGCTGCCAGCATCTGGCGCTGCATTCAAGAAGGTCTACAAAGACCCGATGTTGGACCGCCAGACTTCTGTTTATGTGGCGGCGGAAGACATCATTTTGCCTTACGGCTCTTCTGATCTTCAGACCGCGCCGCGCATCACCCACCGCATGCGCAAGACCAAGAACGAAGTGGCCATGCTGCAGGCCGACGGGTTTTGGGTTGATAGCGATCTGGGCGAGCCGTCAAGGATGGTGGACGATATTCGCAAGACCAAGGACACAGAAGCTGGCGTGTCCGCTATTAACGACGACCGATACGTGATTGACGAAGTATGCGTAGACCTTGATTTGCCCGGATACGAAGATACCGATAAAGAGGGTAACCCAACCGGTGTTGCGCTACCGTACATCCTGACTTACGTTGTGGGGTCCAATATCCCGTTGTCGCTGCGTCGCAACTGGCGCGAAAACGACAACAACCGCAGGAAGCGTTTGCACTACGTGCAGTATACGTATGTGCCCGGGTTTGGGCCTTACGGGTTCGGTCTCTTTCACCTGATTGGTGGTTACGCCAAGGCGGGTACGTCCATTCTCCGCCAGTTAGTTGATGCAGGTACGCTGTCTAATCTGCCCGGAGGGCTGAAGTCGAGGGGTCTGCGCATCAAAGGGGATGACACGCCGATCGCTCCGGGCGAGTTTAGGGACGTTGATGTGGGTAGCGGAGCCATACGGGACAACATTCTTCCGTTGCCTTACAAAGAACCGTCGCAGGTGCTGGCTGGGCTGCTGGACAAGATCATCGATGAAGGCCGACGGCTGGCTGCTTCCAGTGATT